CACCCACAGCATGGTCCTAATGATGAGAGAGTGGTGTGGTGAGCGGGGGTACCCCTTAAACACGGACGAAGATGTACTCAAAATCCGTGATGAATTTATTAAAGCTCACCACCGAGAGATTTACGAGGAGGTCTACACACTGTGTAACCCTCACCACGTCCAGCTCCACCAAGTATTTGGAAAAGCTCCGGCTCTAACCACAGGGCCACGCCAGAAGATCTGGCTAGAAGAACAGCGCAGTCACCGTACCGGTGAACAGGTTGTTGTACCACAAGCTGAGGCAGACCGCCCCAGTTTTAGGGTCAGCAATTGGTTCAGCGAATTCTACGGTGGTGAAAGGCTACTTTTTAGCTCGTTAGCAAAGGCATAAAAATGATTAAGAATTTTACAGGCTGGATTCGTGAAAAACTGAATCCAGCTCAAGTGGTGATCAGTCGTGACGAAGGTACCGACATTTACGCCACAAACCCCATCAATTACGTTCAAGCGTTTAATCGTTTAGAAACTGTAAACCGCGGTGTCAACATGGTTGTAAGCGGCTGCAGTAGCTTGGATTATGACATCAAAGATAAAAAGTTAGACGGTGTGGTTGGGGGTGTGCGTCAAAAGACGCTTAACACCCTCTTAAACTTCCAACCAAACCCCTACCAGAGCATTCAAGACTTTCGTCAGGCCATCTTTACAGATTTTGTGTTAGACGGTAACGTGTTTTTATACTGGGACGGAGTGTACCTATACCACCTGCCCGCCACGAACGTTTCCATTGAAACAGACCCTAAAACTTTTGTAAAGGGCTATCTGTACAATCGTGAGGTGGCGTTTAAGCCAGGTGAGATCATACACTTCAAGGACCTAAGCAGTTTAACAATCTACCGCGGTACTAGCAGATTGCAGAGTGCAGACCGCAACATCAAGATTCTCTACAAGATGCAAGGTTTTCAGGAACAGTTCTTTGAGAACGGTGCTGTAACTGGTTTAATCCTGACCTCAGACAATACTCTTAGCCAGATGGCTAAAGACCGCACAGTCCAAAACTGGATGGCAAAGTACAGCCCTAAAAACGGTGCTCGAAAGCCCATGATCTTAGACAGTGGATTGAAGCCCGCAGCTAATATTTCTAGCACTTTCCAGGAAATGGACTTTGATCAGAGTATCAAAACCCACGACGAAAAGATCTTAAAGAGCTTGGGCGTGCCACCCATCTTGTTAGACGGCGGCAACAACGCAAATATCAGCCCTAACTTACGGTTGTTCTACTTAGAAACAATAGTACCCATAGTAAATCGTTATGTTAGTGCGGTAGAAAGATTTTTCGGATACGATGTGGCAGCAGTTACCACAAACGTGTCCGCATTGCAGCCAGAGTTAAAAGATGTGGCTGCTTACTATTCTACTCTAGTCAATACCGGTGTTTTAACCGCAAACGAGGCCAGAGTGGAGTTACGCTATGAGGCGCTATCCGGTCACGATGACCTTCGCATTCCTGCTAACATTGCAGGCAGCGCGGCAAATCCGGCCACCGGCGGGCGTCCAAGACAGTCGGAGTAAGGAGCGACATGAAAGACAAAGTATTACGTTTAAGTAGTGCTTTTACCACAAAAGCTGCTGAAGGCGAAGACGCACTCTACATCGAAGGTTACGCAAGTACTGTCGACATAGACCGTCAAGGAGACGTAGTACCCAGTTCTGTATGGGAGAAAGGTCTCCAAAATTACCTTAAAAATCCAGTTATTTTAGCCTATCACGACCACAATAAACCAATTGGTCGCATGACAGGTCACAAAGTGGACAGCAAGGGTTTGTGGATAAAAGCCAGAATTTCAGCAGCTGCTGAAATATATAAATTAATCAAAGACGACATTATTACTGCTTTTTCTATTGGATTCCGTGTCATTGACGCAGAATACAACAGTGTAGCAGAAGCATTTTTAATCAAGGACTTAGAGCTGGTAGAAATATCGGTAGTATCGGTCCCAGCAAATCAAAATACTCTTTTTCAATTAAGTAAAGCGTTTGAGTCAACCGAAGAGTATGAGAGTTTCAAAAAGCAGTTTGTACCCGAAGCCAAATCAGCTAAAGGGCTAGAGTCCGCGGGGGACACAAACAGCACATCACAAAAGGAATGGAAAATGGATCCAAAAGAACTACAGCAGATGCTTGCTGACGCCGCTAAGACTGCTGCCGAAGAAGCAACAAAGGCCATGCTAGCTCAACAAAAGGCCCAAGAAGAGAAGAAGTTAGAAGAAGCCCGTGCCCAAGCCGAATTAGAGGCTAAGGTCAAGGCTATCGTAGACAGCAAGATCACCGTTGGTGAAAGCGGTGCTGAAAAGCTACTCAAGGAAGTAACAGCTCGTTTTGAAGCTCAAGCCGAAGAACAGAAGAGTGCTCTAGCCGGTCTAGAGAGCGCACTAAAGGAAAAGGCTGCTGAAATTGCTCGTATTCAGTCCAGCAAAATGACCTTTGGCGACAAGGCCGACGGCAGCGCTGTTAGCTACGACGAAAAGGAAAAGGCTGTTCTACTCAGCAAGGTTACTCGCAAGAGTATCGAAGACACCAAGTTTGGTAGCCAGCTCTTAACCAAGTATAACGGTAGCCAGCCTGGTGCCCACATTCCTGGTGCTGTTCCTTGGGAACAAGAAGTCAGTCTCCGCATGGAAGAGGAAGTTCGTCGTCGTTTAGTCATGGCCCCTCTAATGAGAAACATCGCCATGCAAACAAACGTCATGAAGATGCCCCTAAACCCAGAAGCTGGTTATGCTCAGTGGGTTGCAGGCACAGACTTTGGTAATGCAAACAACAACTCTAGTGGTAACACAGCCATTCATGCCCTAAAGGAAATTACCCTAAGCGCATTCAAGGTAGCCACACGCGAGTATATGGCCTACGAAGAGGAAGAAGATTCTCTCCTAGCCGTTCTACCCGTTGTTCGTGACGCCATGGTTCGCCGTGTAGCCAAGACAGTTGACAGAGCTTATATCCGCGGTCAAGCCACAGCTGGCGATCCACTCAAGGGTGTTGCCGAGTTTGATGCCAGCAGCGTTGTTACAGTAGCCGCTAACGCTGCCGTTTCAATTGCCAACATGAGAGCTCTTCGCAAGGATCTAGGTGCTTGGGGTATCGATCCCAGCCAGTTAGTCTATGTTGTTAATACAGAAATCTATTACAACTTACTAGACGACACCAATTTCCTAACAACCGACAAGGTTGGCGATCGTGCTACCATCCTAACAGGTCAGATCGGTTCTATTGGTAACACACCAGTTATCGTTAGCGCTGAGTTCGCTGATGTTGCTGAAGATGCTATCGGTGCCTTCTGCTTCCACCCCGGTAACTTCCTAGTAGGTAACCAGCGTGGTCTACGTGTCGACACAGACGATCTAGTTGAAAGACAAGCTCGTGTTTTAGTAGCTTCACTACGTACAGGCTTAACACAGATGACCACCAACCTAGGTCAAGCTGTTTCCACCCTACGTTATTCAGCCACTGTTTAATGTTTAAAATCAGAGGGAGTGATCTCCCTCTGGTTTTTCTAGTGGCTTACTGGAGTTACTAGAAAAACCAATGGAGAATAACTATGGCAAAAGACCTTATTACTCTGCAAGAGTATAAAACATATGAGGGTATTACGGGAGTCAGCCAAGATGCTGAGATTGCGACCATTATACCCAAAGTGAGTGCCCTTGTAAAGAACATTTGCCGTAGAACTTTTGTGGATTGGGTTGATGACCAGAAGACCGAGGTCTACAACGGCGGCCCTGTGTTACTTGTAGGCGAAGCACCTGTTATCCAGATCTTTGAAGTCGCCAAGAGCGAAGACTATGGTCGTACCTATACCAGCCTGGTAGAGTACACTGACTGGGTGTTAGACCAAGAAAATCAGCAGATCATTCCCATAAGCTACCCAGACTTCAAGCACCTTGTCAACGGCTACCGTATCAGCTATACTGCTGGATATGAGGTGATCCCAGACGACCTAAAGTTAGCCGTGCTAGACCTGGTTACCTACTACATGAAGAATCAGGGTGCAGTACACAGCGTAACTGCAGTAACCACCGGCAATGCTCAGGTTCAGTATCTTACCCAAACAAATCTACCTACTCACATTAAAAGAGTGTTGGATTTGTATGTTTTGAATTACAATTAAAATGAGTATAGCAGAATTTAAAGACGCAGTAGCTGCTAATGCTTATAAAAACTGGTTTGATAGACTATCAAAAGATGTAATATTAAAAACTGGAATATCTGAATTACGGGAAGAATTACAGTCTGCTGAAAAAACTTCTTTTTATATAACTGAAAACACTATAAAAGAAGTAATATCTGCTCTTTCTAATGCAGAAGCGAGTCAGGAAGACGTAGAAAAAGTATTTAATAATTTAAAAAATATTAAGTATAGCAGAAATAGAAAAGCAATAC